CGCTTCTGCCTCATCTACCGACGATATTTATAACGGTGCAACAATTACAATTACTGGTGGAACAGGCGCTGGTCAGGTCAGAACCATATCTGATTATGTTGGGGCAACTGATTCAGCACTTGTTTCGGTAGCTTGGACAACTGTTCCAAACAACACTTCTACATTTACTATTAATTCCCATTTAGTAGATCAGTACATCAATGCTACGCCGCAAGGCCGGGTCAGAATAACTAAAGTAAATTCTGAGACAGTCTGCGAGGCAATTACCGAATATCCATTTTTTAATACAACTGCTATTGCTGCTGGTAGTTGGGAACTAGAGACGGGTTATGAAGATGTCTGGTCAGACTCGCGGGGCTGGCCTCGCAGTGTATCGTTCCATGAAGGTCGGCTCTATTTCGGCGGCTCTAAGTCACGCCCGTCTACGATCTGGGGCAGTAAGGTGGCCCTCTTCTTTGACTTTAAGCCGACTGAGTTTTTGGACGATGATGCTGTTGAAGCTACCCTTGATACTAATCAGCTTAATATTATTGTTGATATTATCTCTGGCCGCGACTTGCAGGTCTTCACGACAGGTGGCGAGTTTTACGTTCCACAGCAAGGCACAGACCCGATTACTCCGCTGACGTTTACTTTTAAGCAGGTTAGCCGTAATGGCTCAAGGATTGGCACACGGGTTGAGGCACTTGAGTCTGGCTCATTGTTTGTGCAAAAGCAAGGCAAGTCTTTAAATGAATTCTTGTTCTCTGACACACAGCTTACTTATGTGACACAGAGGATATCGTTGTTGTCTGGGCATCTTTTAAAGGAGCCTACTCGGTTAGCTTTGCGTCGCGCAACATCAACGGATGAAGGCGACTTGCTGCTGATTACCAATGAGACAGATGGAACAATGGCTGTGTACTCTATTCTCCGGTCACAGCAGATTGTTGCCCCGTCTGAGTTTACAACGGACGGGGAATTCCTTGATGTGAGCGTCGATGTCACAAATATTTATACGGTGGTTAAACGAGTATTTAATGGCACGACTAGGTACTTTCTTGAGCTTTTTAGCGACAGCCGCTTTACTGACTGTGCCTTTATTGGTGGTGTCTCAAATACTGCTACTGGTTTACCACACGTTGGCAAATCGCTAAACGTCATCTGTGATGGTGTTCCGCAAGGCGATGAGACTGTTAGTAATGAAGGCTCAGTTACTTTTGACCGGGCATCGACCAGCAGTTATGAAGTTGGCTTGCCAATGACGGTGTATTTAAAGACAATGCCGGTTGAGGTCAAGTTACAGTCTGGCACAAGGGTTGGGTTCAAGAAGCGCATTGTTGAGGTTAATGTGATCGTCAATCAGTCGCAGCACTTGAACATTAACAACCAGCCGGTTCCATTCCAGAATTTGGACAATCCATTGCTTGATATTGCAATTGCGCCATTTACAGGCATTAAACGATTAAACGGCATTCGTGGTTATAGCCGCGATGCAGTCATTGAAGTTACGCAAACCTTGCCACTCAAGATGACCTTACTTGGTCTTGAATATAAGGTTGCTGTGAATCAGGGGACATAAATGGTAGCTCCTTACGTTCCACCTACTGGTGATGCAGCCGCTGCAAATACTGCTGGAACACCAGCCGTTACTGCGATGGGCGCGTATGCACTAAGTGGCCTTATCTCTGGCATTGGTGCAGCCTACTCTCAACAGGCCACGGGTTATTATCAGCAAGCTGGTTATGCCGTGCAAGCGCAGGAAAACTTGCGAATGGCTGGGCTTCGAGCAGATAAAACTGTTGAGTACGGTGAGGCAGCGTTTCAGCGCAATTTGCTGAAGATTGAGTATGAGACGCTAAACTACAAGATTCAGGCTAATACACAACTTAATCAGTTACGTCGCGCAAATGCGACCGCATTGGCTCGTGGCTATGCGTCTGGTGTGGTAGCTACCCAAGGCTCTATTGCTGGCATCCGTGGCGTTAATGTACGCGAGGTTTATCAGGACGTTGGTATTACCGATTTGAACGCTATGACAGCGCGAATCCTTGGGTTGGAAGATGCCACTGCAATGCTTAAATCGTCTTATGACAGCGCGTTTTATGACCGTGAGGCAGCTATTGTTAATGCTCGTACATTGCAGCGTACAGGCGATATCGCGGTTAAGAGTGGTGGTCTATTGGCTGGGGCGCAGTTGGCAAAATCTACAACCGACTTTGCTATGACTTTCCCATCAAAGGGTATTGATTTGTTTGGTTCTACATCGAAAGAGTAATTATGGCTGATCCTATTCAAAGACTAGAATCTGGCAGGACACAAGTTGCTGGTGTGTCTAGTTTGCCGCAGCCAAACCTTAACTTTGGGCAGCGTCGTCCAGAAGTAGAATTTCAAGCACAGGCTGATTATGCAAGTAATCTTTCTCGTGTGCTGTCTAACTTGTCAACCAGTATGTTTGGACAGGCCGAGAAGTTGGCTGATGTTGCTGGCGCTCAGTTTGCTGTTCAGAACCCGCCAAGTGAAGAGCAGCTTGAGGCGATGAGTCAAGGTAATGCTGGCAAGTTTAAGCAGGAATTTAGTTTAAATGCTTTTTCTGCTGCGGTGCAAAAGTACAGAGCAAACGAACTGTCTGCTCATGCTGAAATTGATCTTATTACAAAAGCCAATGAAGTCCAGCAAAATATTGAACTTGGCAGAGACAAAAATGGCAATGTTTATCAGGTAGATACCAAGAAGATTATTGAGGACTTTAAAGCCATGACCGATGGCTGGAGTTCGTCTTTGGCTCAAGTTAGTCCTGATGCCTCATACAAATACAGAGCCACGGCTGCTACTCATGCCAATAGATTGATTGTTGCTGCGGCTAAAAAAGAAAACCAATTAGCTTTAACAAAAAATAAAGTAAAGATTATTGCTGATGTAGATGGTGAGTTTACAAACACCATTACGAATATTATTCGTGGCGGCAATATATATAGTGAAAAAAATAAAAGATATATAACCGTTAATGAACAAATTGCCAAAGAACGTGAAGCGTTAATTAGCCGAGCGCTCCCACTTGGCGGTGCTGATGCTGTTCAATATGCAATAGAAAGATCAGATGCTATTGAAAAAGGTATCAAGCTAGGGATTCTTGAGGAGGCTGTAATCTCTCGCCGTCAGGATATTGGTGGTGACTTGGTTACGCTGACAACTCTAATAAGAGAAAATCGTTTGCCGGTAGATTTGCAGAACGTCTGGGATAGCTTGACAGTTCCGCAGCAAAAAGAAGCGCGGGACAAGATGGTTGCTCAATATCAGCAAATGATTGATATAAAAGCCAAGGACAGAGAAGTCAATAAACAAGACGATGTTATTTTGGCTAATACATTGACAATGCAGTTTTTGGATAAAAACACGACTGATGTTGAAAGAGCTTCTATTAAAAACAGATTACGTGACATATCTAATAGATACCCAGAAGTTATATCGGCAAAAGCAATTGAAGTTGATTATGACAAATTCTTAAAAGAAGAAGTTGAGGATAATTATGAGAATGTTGCAAAACTTGAAGACAAGTTGCGTGATAAAGACCCAACATTAAGAACGACAGAAGCCATCCTTGCTTGGTCCAATGCCAATGGGATTAAACCAAAGACTGCCTTAGAAATTTCTGGCCGCTATTTGCCAAAAGATCAAAAGGCAAAAGTAGATGTTTTAAAGATTCAGGAAGTTGAATATTTAATCCGGACTAAACAAATTGATCCGTTGACAAAAAAGCCAATTAAATCAATTGATGACGTTCGTGCTTCATACACGATTCGCGGCATTGATTTGGGTGATGCTCCTGATAACCTAGCAGGGCTACTTGCTGCCAAACCTGAAGAGCCAGATGATGATCCTGCGGCTGTTGCCACAATCGTAGATCAAATTGACAACAATATTATTGTGTCTGCCGCAGAAGTTTATTCTTCTGCTAAAGGGAAAAGAATTAAGCCAGAAACTGTTATTGGTTTAGAAAAACGTGTTGGTGATCGTAGGCTGCAACTTCAAACATCAGCAAGGTCTGGTGGGAATGACATGGCAGATTTGTCTGGCTCAAGCAATCCAGCTACTAAAGCTCGCATTAAAGTTGAAGGACAAGAAGCTATATTGGCTGAACATGAAAAAATGGTAGGTTCTTGGAAAGCTGATGGCTCTAAGGGAAGTCCACCAACTATTGAGGATGCGAAGCGTGTTGTCACAAAAAGGTTTAACGATCAGGAAGAGCAAAAGAAGATAGACAACACAAAATCTAGTCTTGTGACTAATTACGGAGTAAATGGCTCTGTTTTGCCAAAGTCTGTAAAAGAAGCCAAGATTGATTTGGTATCAATCCAACCTAAGTTTAAAACCGGAAAAACAGTTGAGGTTACGGACGATTATCGTAAGGCATTGCAGGATAGCCTTAAAAGAGGTGGCGCATCTCAATCAGAAATTGATTCAATTGTTACGGCAATAATCCAGCAGCAAGTTTATATTGAGACAATAAACCGTCGCAGGAGCGCAAGATGATGGATGACGATTTTAAATATTACGGAGAGTATTCGTACTTCCGTGAATATCCTGATGCTCCTGACCAGAATGAAATCATGGACGGGATGCAGCTTGCTATGGGTAGCCGTGGCGCAAGCACAGAACAGATTAAGAAATTTGAAAGTCAATCAGCAATCGAGAATGTTACTGATGCTGGTAAAGATTTGCTGACTGTTGGCAAAGGTATGGGTGAGATTGGTTTGGCAACTGCTAAAGGTGCAGTGCAAGGATTTGCTGGCTTTCCCGGTGACATTGAGTTAATTGGCAGGGCTGTTACCGCTATCTTTAATCGCGGTGGAGACGAGACTAAAGTTCAGGCTTTCTTGCGTGGCCTTCAGGAAGAAACAATATTTGCAACCACTGAAGACGTTAAGAAATGGCTTGATACCAATGTAGGTAAGGTTGGCAAGGGCGACAACCCCTACGAAACAATTGGTGAAGTAATGGCCCCCGGTGGCTATGTAAAGGCTGGCAAAAACATCGCACAAGGCGTAAAGGTTGTCGCCAAAGAAGTTGCCCCTATTGTCGGTGAAGCTTTTGAAAAGTACGCAGCTACAACAGGATTGACGAGCTACATCGTACAGCCCAAGCGCAGTCTTGGAACCTTGGTTAAGAAGCTTGAGTCTGGGACTATGGATGAGCAATCATACATAGAAGGCACAAAGCTGCTTAATGACGCTTTACAGAAAAGACCGGAGAAGGTACTTCCAGAAGATAGGGTTCGCGGGGCAGATCAAATTACTAGCCGCTTGCTTGCATCACTAAGTCCAACAGCTCAAATTCAATTAAAAGAACCAACGGTCAGATTTGCTAAATGGTTACTAGACAATAATCCACAGCTTGCGAATGAGCTTGCAATCTCCATAAGGGCTGGAAGCAAGCAAAGTTCTTCGGCTGGTAAATATACTACTGATACAGGTGATAATTTAATTGATAAGGTTGCTACTATATTTGCAAGCGGGGCAAGGGAAACAACTGCTGTCCATGAAATATTGCACCATACAGAACAGATGATGCCCATTGAAGTTCAAAATGGAGTTACTGACGCATGGACTAAGGGCTATTTAAAAGCATTTAGAGAAGCAACGCCAGAAGTTAAAGCTTATTTAAAGTTTATTCCTAAAGCAATAAACGGCGATAGCAATGCTCGAAAAGAAATCTTGAATGGATTTAAGAATGGTGTTTTGAATTACGAAAAACATTACCAGTTTGTAAATCCATCTGAATATTGGGCTGTTAATGCAACAAGGTTAATGCAATCAAGGTATGAGGCTGGCTCATGGATTGGCAAAGCTAAGGTTTGGCTTGGTGAGTTTAAAGAAAAATCTAAAGGAGCTTTTGGTTTGACATCTGATGCTCCAGTCTTAAAAGGATTAAGTTCTGTTATTGATGGCTCTGGTGAACTTCAAACTGGTATGTTGGTTCGTAGTTCAAATGTTGCTGAATCTGCTAATCGCGTAAGGCAACAAAAGGTTAAACGAGAGAAGACAATTTCCAACATCAAAAAAGGCGCAGCAGTAACAGCAACAGGCGCAGCACTCACTGGTGACGAAGGACAGAAATAATGGCTATCAACAAATCGCTTGAGGCTCGGCTAAACAGCGTTCTAGCTCCAGAGGATATCGTCAGCGAGGCTGTAAAGCCTGCGACAAATGAACCGACAGAGGGTATGCCTGTCCAGCAAAACCTTGAGTTCCCTGAATACGAACAGGAAGCTGGCCTTGGTATTGGTCTGATTAGAAGTACGCTAACTCCTAAAACGGCCTTAAAGCCTTTACTTAGAAAAGGCGCTCGCGCCACTCCTGATCCAAAGATTGTTGCTGACCCGCCGCCGATTGCACCGCAACCTGCTGCTGTTACCCAGTCTCCAAAACAGGGGGCAACAACAACGACTACTAAACCAAGCATTGCGCCTGTTCCGTTAGACGAAACTCAACGTCTTGTCCAAGAGCGTAAGGCAATGGAAGGCGCTGGCCCTGCTGCTGGCCCAAAAGAAACACCAATCAGTAATCTTGCTTTTGACAATGATGGCCTGCAAGCGACTATTCGCGTAATGGCAGAGAACTCAGTCAAGAGTGATCCAACCATGTCGCTGCGTTCTATCAAGATGCGGATGATGAATGCTGGTGTTCCTGAGAACATTGCTGGCCGTATTCTTGAAGGCTTGCCGATTGAGTCTACTGTTGGCTCGTCTGAATTGGCTAAGACCATCTCTGGTGTGGTTGAATTGCATGACCAAAGCGCAAAGCAGCTTGATGGCTTAATGGAGAAAATGGCTGCTGGTCAGCTAGACCAAGCAGGTCAGCTAGAACTCCGTCAGCAGATGGCGTTCCACAATGTTATTGCCAGTACCATGAAGGGCGTACAGGTTGACGTTGCTCGTTCTATGAACGTGTTTAAGCGCGTCAGAGATGGTGGCCCCGGTTTCCGTCCTATCGACATGAGGGCAATCCTTGATGAAGTTGGTGGTGAGAAGGCGTTGCTTCAGATTGCAAATGACTACATTGCATTGCCGAATCGTAAGGGCAAGAACCAGCTTATCGAAGTTGGCCTTGGTAAGCGGTTGCGTGATGCGTGGATTAATACATGGCAGTCAAATCTGCTGACCGATATTGCACCCCATGCAGTCAGCTTTACCTCGGGTGTATTAAACACAGCTCGTGCGCCAGTGGAACGGTTGTTTGCTATTCCGACTGGTATGGTAAGGGAAGGCGTAGCTCACGCTACTGGCAAAGCATCTTCTGGTGAAAGATTCTATTTGTCTGATTTGCAGGCACGGTTATCTGGCTTTTTCCCCGGTGTTGTTGACGCATGGGTAACGTTGGCAAAAGGAGGCCCAAGGGTTCAAGTTCCAAGCATGGGCGTGGACTTTACTTTGCCGACTCCATTTAGCAAAGACTATGGCTTGCGTTCATCCGCCAAGGGTGATGCTTCTGTTGCGCCAATATCTGGTGCGGCATTTAGTGATGTGCCTGTGCGTTTGCCATTTAGCTCTAAAGAATTGTTCCGTACTCCTGACTTTACTAGCGGCTTTCTAGGTAAAGGCTTGGATGCAATGGGTTATATGTACAGCGTTCCATTTAGGGCAATGAGAGCAGCGGACGATTTTATCGGTATGACTGTTTCCCGTATGCAAATGCACGAGGAAGCGTGGCACATTGCTCAGAATGAATACGATAAGTTTGTTGCTGCTGGGTCAACTGCTGATGATGCGCTTGCGGAAACACAGAGGGTAGTTGCTTCGTTCTTGGATGAGCGCCCAGCATCATTGCAAGCCAATATGGACAAGGCAAGGCAGCAAGCTACGTTTACCGAAGACTTTAATCGTGAGACTAAGCTCAATGAGTTTTACTGGAAAACAGATCAGTTATTCCAAAGCACAGTATTAAAGCCATTCCTGCCATTCTCTCGTGCAATTACGCAGGAGTTCTTGCATACGGCAGCGGCGACTCCCGGCATGAACGTGATTAGCCCTAAGTTCTGGGACGCATGGAATGCTGGTGGTAAGGAGCGTGATCTAGCCTTTACCCGCTTGGCCTTGGGTGGCATGGCTGGCTATACCGCATTGCAGTTTGCTACGGACAACCGACTAACTGGCTCTGGCCCATCGAGCTTCCAAGATGTCAAAGCATTGGAGGCACTTGGCTGGCAGAAGTATTCCATCGTCTTTGGCCCCGGCGAGATAAACCCAGATGTTGCTGACAGGCTGGCTAAGATAACCAAGGTTACTCCCGGCCAAGGTAACTTCAGCGGCTACACCTTTGTCAGCTATGCCCGGTTTAGCGTGTTTAGTCCTGTCTTGGCTTTGGGCGCTGACTTTGCGGATGCTCAGAAGTTCCACGTTGGTAAGCCAGATGAGGACGAGTGGTCTAAGTTGGCGCTGGCTTATGCTGGGTCAAACATGGAGTACATCAAGAATTTGCCATCAGCACAGGCTATTGGCGACTTGGTAAATCTTCTTCGCACAAAGCATGAGGATGGCGGTGAAAAGGTTTACGAGTTCTTCAACAAGATTGGTAAACAATATCTGGATGTCTTGTACACCGGCACACCAATCCTTGGTTCAACCAATGCTTCGGCTGTGGCTCACATTGAGCGCCTAAATGACCCGCTTATCCGGTCTACCCGTACTGACCAGATGAATGCGCCAGAACATCTACGCATATTCTATGAGCAGCTTAACCGGGTGAAGAGCCGTATGCCCGTATTCTCAGAAGGCTTGCCTGCCGAGTTGGATGACATTGGTCGCCGCCGCTATGCCGAAAACAATATGTTTGAATTTACGGCAAATGCTATCCCCATCATCCAAGGCACAAAGGGTAAGCGTGATCCGTTCATGGAAACAATGGTTGCTATTGACCACGGGGTATCTAAGCCCAGAGACACATGGGATGGCGTAAGGCTCTCAGGACCGCAATACAACCGCTACAAGCAGCTTTACGGACAAGAGGTGAAGATTGACCCATCCTTGATCGTCGAGACGGCAGCAGGCGCTCCTATGAATCTGGAGATGGCATTGCCTTACTTGCTTAAAGAGCAAGAGAAGTACGCTATTGAGAATGGTCAAACCTTTGGTAAAGGCGATGCTCAGAAATTTGCTGATAGCGTCATCAAGAAATACCGGCGCATTGCCAAACTGAGAATGATTGGTTTTGACCCTAGTCCAGAGCTTGGTCAGACCGAAGTGCCAGATCAAACTGAGTACGGGTTCTTGGACGAGCGAGTTGAGTTCCCAGAGTTGGGTGCTGCTATTGACAAGACCAAAAAGTTCTATAGCTTATACGGCAAGTAAATTACAATTTAGCAAGGAGCAATAAATCATGGCTGATTACGCAATCTCAAACGTACCTCGTCGAGTGGTCTTCGCCCCTAGTGGCGTAGGCCCATATGCGTTCACGTTTGAAATCCTAGCTGCGGCTGACATTGCCGTCTACAAAGGCACGACGCTCCTGACGCTGACCACTGATTACTCAGTGACGATCAACGCCAATGGCACTGGCTCTGTTACCTTGGTGGCCTCTGCTGGCACAGACAACATTGCTATTGTTGGTGCGAAGACCATTCAAAGAACAACCGACTTTGTGACAGGCGGTGACTTTTTTGCCAATACCTTGAACGATGAGTTGGATGCTCAGACTATCTACATCCAGCAAGTAGCAGAGACGGCAGAGCGTAGCTTGAAGGCTCCTGTCACTGATCCAACCAGCATCAATATGACTTTGCCTACGGCTACATCACGGGCAAATAAGTATTTGAGTTTTGATGCTAACGGCAATCCTAGCGTATCCGAAGCATTTACCGATGCTTATATTGGTGGCGCTTCTGTTGATCCAACAGCAGACAATTCTGGCAACCCATTAACTGCTGGTGATTTGTATTTCAACACGGCTGTTGGTGAGATGCGTGTTTACGATGGCACAAGTTGGGTGGCGCTGACAGATTTTGGTGGCACTGTTTCAACGCTGACTGTTGTCAATGACGCGACACTGCCAAGCATTATCGGACCGACAAACATAACCAGCGCGACACTGCCTAGCCCTACGATTACTGGCACAGCAACAGTGGCCGCTGCAAACCTGTCGGGTAACTTGTCTGTTGGAGGTACAGCAAATGTTACTGGTGCAGCAACCTTGTCAAATACCCTTGCTGTTACCGGCGCTACCACATTAAACGGCGCTACAACAATCAACAACTCTGCAACCATTGGAGTAAATACAACGGTAGGCGTTTTAATTAGCACTTCAGGAACTGGCGATATTACAGTGGCATCAACTACTGGGTTCCCGTCATCTGGATTATTCCAAGTTGATTCTGAAATCATTGCTTACACTGGCAAAACTGCGACAACATTTACTGGTATTACAAGAGGGCAAAGCGGTACGACTTCAACAAGCCATACGGTTGGAACGCGAGTCCATACTACTGGTGTAAAGATTAAAGGATCGATTGATGACCCGGTTGCTATTAACATTAATAGCACAGAGACAGCACTGCGTCTTACGCAAATTGGCACAGGCGATGTTCTGCGGGTTGAGGATTCTGCCAGCCCAGACACAAGCAGATTGACAATCTCAAACTCTGGTGCTTTGACAGCAAACGCATCAGCAACTTTTAACGTCGTAAACTTTAACTCCTCAATTAGTTATGGGTCAACCGCAAGTGAGACTTGGTATACATACGGAAGTAAACAGTATGACAGCAGTCTTAGATTTTTTTATGAAACACATGATTTTGCAACAGAAGGACTATATAACTACCCAATACTACAGCGCCACCAGAAACTAAGCGCAGACGGAACAGCAATAGGCTCGGCCATTGCTGATTATTTTGGCGCAACATCACAAGCCAACTTAGCTCTTGATAGTTGGTATGAGTTTGAGTATGTCTTGTACTTTACCAAGACTACGGCTGGAACATTAACTTTCACTATTGCTACTGACCAAGCTCCTCAGTTACTTTCAGCTGAATATATGGGTAGCCCTGTCGGTGGTGTTGGCGTAGTTGGTGCGCCACAAACTGCGGCATTGATTAAATCAACGTCAACCGCAGCAGCATTGCCAAACACAGGCTCATTGACCCTATCGACAAACCATGCCTATAGAATCAGGGGCATCATTAAAACGAATGCAATCACATCCTCTTTAATGAAACTTAGAGTAACTAATAGTGCTGGAACAATAACTCCGCTTGCTGGCTCATATCAAAAGATATGGCGCATTTCTCCTCTTGACGCTGCTGGAACATTCTCATAATGGACGCAGATTTTTTGACCAATGTCGGGGTAGCCATTGGTGCTGCTGGTGCTGGTGCTTATGGTATGTACCAGAAGATTATGGCCGACAGCCGCAACAACAAGGCCGCTGATGCCACTGACGCTGCATGGCAGCAGGTCATCACTACCCTGCGCGAGGAAGTCACACGCCTGTCAGAGAGATTGGCTACTGTTGAGGAGCAGAACCGTAGGTGCGAGGAGGCCAACGATGCCTTGCGCGACGAGATCATTGCAATGAAAAAGCAACTGCACCTGTTCTAATATGTGGACCCACTAACCCTACTAGCTGCTGCCAATGCTGCTGTTGCTGCCGTCAAGAAAGGATGCCAGCTATACAAGGACATCAAGGGCGCAGCCGGTGAGGTTAAGGATGTACTGGATGACCTAAAGTCGCAGTTCCAGAAGATACCGAATCCGAGTAACGCGCAGAAGATTCAGTACAACGAGGAGGTTGCAAGGGTACAGGAGATTGCCAAGGCTGATCCGAACGATGTGTTCCTGCGGATCGGCAATGACCTTGGTGGATTGATGGATGCTTACGATGCTATCGGCAAGGCATTCATCCAGCAGGAAGCAGAAGCAAAGGAAGTGTACACAGGCACAGACTCAATAGGTAAACGTGCGCTGAACCGGGTAATCATCAGGGCAAGGCTGGATGCCATGATCGTTGAGCTGCGTGAGACGATGGTCTACAAAGCACCGCCTGAGTTGGGTGACTTGTGGACGAAGTACGAGAAGATGTGGAAGCAGATCATTGTCGAGCAGGACGAGGCACACAAGCGTGAGACATCTCGGTTGCAGTTGGAGAGATTGAACAGGCGTAGGTTACTGAGGAAGCGGAAGGAATATGCAACATGGTTTGGCGCAGTTTTTTTCGTAGTCGTGTGGCTCCTCGCCGTGCTAGTTCTAATTCGGGAGAGTCAGACGTATCGTTCGCTCTCGTACTATGTGTATTAGTTATGGCTCTGACGTTTGTTATTGTCATACCGCTGCTAGGCTTTATGTACATGGACATGAACAATGCTATGAATGCAGCAGTGCATGAGGCGAAGAGGATGCGAGAGCTACGCAAGCAGATTATTGAAGAGAGAATGAGAGGCGAGTAATGCTAACACTTGAACAACTCAAACAGATGCTGCCAAGGAATCCTTATGTTGCTGATTGGCACGAAGCATTATCCCAACTGCTACCAGACTACGACATCAATACGCCCCGCAGGATAGCTGCCTTCGTAGCCCAGTGCGCTCATGAGTCTGGTGGGTTCATGGTCTTGAAAGAGAACCTGAACTACAAGCCTGCAACTCTCCGTAAAATTTTTAAGAACTATTTTCAAAGTGATGCAATAGCGAATGACTACGCCTCAAGACTCAACAAGCAAATGCACATCGCTAACCGTGCCTATGCAAATCGTATGGGTAATGGCGATGAGTCTAGTGGTGATGGCTGGCGTTTCTGTGGTCGTGGTCTTATCCAACTTACCGGACGTAATAACTATCAAGCATTTGCTGACAGTCTGGAGATGAACATCAACGATGTGCCTGAGTACCTTGCCACGTTTGAGGGTGCTGCTCAGTCTGCTTGCTGGTACTGGGAGACCAACAGCCTGAACAAGTGGGCTGACTCTGGTGACATCAAAGAGCTTACCCGTCGCATCAATGGTGGTTACATTGGGCTGGAGGATAGGATCAAGCACTACAACCATGCCTTGCATATTATGGGAGCGCACTGATGCGGTGGCTGATAATCCTGCTGGCACTGGCTGGATGTGAGCAGAGCTACCGATACCCTTGCCAGAACCCTGACAACTGGATGAACAAGGAATGTCAGAAGCCTGTCTGTGAGGTGAACCAGACTTGCCCTGACCATATCTTTGCAGACCAGAAACGCATGGAGCCGTGGATCAATGGCGGCAAGGTAACGACAGAATCGAAGGAAGACAAAGGGGGGAGGAATGACTGTGCTAAATAAAATTGCTGATCGGATGCTTGATCGTGGGACGCTGTACACCACTGACGAATTGATGGCTCGTCTGAAGTTCATCATCGGTATCTGCCTGACGCTGACACTGATGGGTATCATCTTCACGATCCTGTACTCGGTCATCTTCGTGACCCAGCCACTCAAAGGGATCAGCCCGATTGACCAGAAATTTTTTGAAGTCATTATCCCGGTGGCATCATTCCTCTGTGGCATCTTGTCAGGCATCATGCTGAACGGCACAGACCAAGGCCAGATGGATGTGATGAAGACCACGATGGCAGGCTTTAAAGAGGCCAGCGCACAGGCTGCAAAGCCACCTACCCCGATGCCTGAGTCTGTTCCGTCGGCTGCACCTGCGGCTGCTGCTGGCCGTCCGACACCACCTGCCCCTGTCTTTACTGGCGAACCTGTGGCACAGCAAGCTGCTGGCGTAGGCTTCGATGGTAAGAAAGCCCCACCACCTGCACCTGAACCGGAGGTTTAATCATGCGTAATGTAATCGTACTTGCACTATTTGCTGCATTTAGTTTGAATTCCTATGCTGGCGGTGAAGTTAAGAAGGTCTGCCACATGGAGCGTAACAAGCAGGGCAAGGAAGTTCCTGTGTGTAAGACCATCAAAGTTCATAAGAAGTTAGAAGGCAAGAAAGTACCGGGACAGAAATGAACCCGTGGCTGATCCTTGGTTTTGTGCTGGCGGTTGCTGCTGCTGGTGGCGCTGGCCTTTACCAAGGGCATGAACTTGGCATGGCTGAAGTCCAGCAGAAGTGGGACAAGGAAAAGGCAGCACAGGAAGCTGAGTACGCTGCGGCACAGACTGCTGCCCGTGAGAAGGAGCAGGCATTGCAGGCCGGTGCTGACCAACTAAGACAGGAGAAGGATCGTGAGATCAGGAATCTTAATGCTCGTGCTACCGCTTTGTCTAACAGCTTGCGCGACAGGCAGGAGCGCCCCACCGCCGAAGCCAGTGCCGTGCCCAGTACCACCGATGCTAGACCCGCTGCCACCGGGTGTACTGGAAAAGAACTTTACCGCCCAGATGGAGAGTTTCTTGCAAGGGAAGCTGCCCGAGGGGACGAACTCCGAATCCTCCTCAAGCAGTGCCGTGACCAATACGAAACCCTAAGAAAGAACTAGGCCACGTTCCCCTAGCATGGGCTTGGTATGAAACAAGTCTTTGTGCTGGGGGAATGTCTGCTGCCATAGCCGTGCGTAGAAGGCGATGTAGTTGTTGCTAATCTTAAACTCTTCGCCTGTGGTTACGATGTAAACCTCCCACCGAATCCGGTTGATAATGAGCCAGTGGCTAATCCTGTCGCGCTGTTTTGCGATTGCTTCAAAAGAAAATTTCTGGAAGTATTCCCAAACCATAGGGTTCTCACGGTGGTAGTCTTCCCACTCTGCTTTACGCTCTGCGAATGTCTTGTTCATCCGTTCTTCTCCTTTAGCTTGGCTTCAATGGCTCGGCACGTCCCATGAATACTCATTTCTAAGCAGTCTTCAATCTCCTTATCAGTCAACCCTTGCCACTTGCGAAGCGTATAAGTGCGCTGCTGGCGCTGTGGTGGGGCGGTGTAAAGCGGGGTATGTTTTGCAAATGGGATGTCTGCCTTATCAAACCCTACGCCTCTGGTTATGTATCCTGCACCGCTGTTTACCGTCCACACCCACGCCACCGGCTCCTGTGGTGAGCAGGTATGTATCTCAGCTGGATTGACTTCGCCACATCGGTCGCATTGTTTGTCGTTATTCATTTCGTCTCACTTTCTACCCACCTGCGTAGTTGCAGCATCTTCCGCAAGTACCAATTGATGAATGGCGATTTGTATATTTTGATCTTTGCTACGTTGTCAGTCATCCCTGCCCCCTTGCCCTGATTGCCGCAGCAATAAACAGTGTGCCGTAGCCCTCCATACCTAACTGCTCGACCAGTAGCGCGTACTCTTCACGCTCCGTGTGTGCATACAATGGTTGCCATGCTGGTCTGTCTTGGTGTCTTGTACTTGGCTGGTCTGAGTAGCTCCATCGACCATTTTGAAATATCCTCCACACTGCTGGCTTCATAGCTTATGCCCCCTGATCTGACGGCAACGCTCACGCTCCGCCGGTGTTACGTCTGGGCTTATCTCTGCTACCGTGCAGACGTTGTGTCTCGTTGGCGGGTTGATGTTCACCACGATTAGGCAGTACAGCAGCAGTACCCATGCCGGTATCAGGCATAAGAAGATTGCGTATTCTTTTAGTTTCTCCATTACTTTCCTCCACTTGACGTTTACGCCAGAGACTCATTTCAAATCATCCAAGTCAGCAAGATCACGGGCATAACGATGCACTGCCAGTATTGCTGACCCCACGGTATTGACTACATCCACATGACCTCGCCATGCGTAGTGCCAGATGGTTTGGTCTGGTGTAAGTTTCTGTTCTGATTGTGACTTGCATCCGTCCTTAATCTCCAGCAGGATGTTGAATCCTTTGTATCCCACCAGTAGATCAGGGCATCCTTTGCCTACGGCATGAAGATGCTGGACGGAGCAACCCATATCCCGCAGGGCTTTGACTATTTCCTTCTGGTTATCATCGACCCTTGCGGCTCTCATACCATTCCTCTCGTTTAAAGACTACGCCATCCTTTGCAGGGCTGTACGCATCACAATCTACCTCGGCTATGATTGACATGAATACAGCCCCTTCTCTTTGCAAATCTGCTGCCATGCACCTGCCATACCCCACCCTTGCATGGGAGGGGTAGTCCTTCATGTTGTAGTTAATACAGTGCAGGCAGCGCATTGCTTTTACCGTAGAAGCTGGGTGATGTTTTGTTCTTGCAGTGGATACACACCCATCGCTTTGTCCGGTTGCACTTCTTCCAGTACCCGCCATCCATCTCACGCTTGCAGTTGCATGACGTACACCAGCGCAGAGTTTCGTCTTTGGATTCACTCATAGCAGTGCCTTGATATCACGGATAGGTATCTCGTACTTCTCATGAACCTTCAGGATAACGGCAGCAGTGACTGGCCTACCTGCTCTCATCTTGCAGATGGTCGATGGCAGTACACTGAGTGCCTCGGATAACGCATGGTCACTTTTTATACGATAATTTTTTATTAAAAAATCGAATAGTCGATGAGCCGGTTTCCTTATTTTTTCTGGTGGATAGTCGATATTCATTCATTGTCCTCGTTACGTCGGTTTCGATGGCTGCTGATGGGATGAAGCGGGTAGGATCATTAGCGATCTGTTCGCTAATAAGTTTCTTCCTGCTTCGCAGGTACTCTTTGGCTAGTTCAAGTTTGACGTTGTAGTCCATTGTCTTCCCTCACGTTATCGACTTTGCCTTCCTCTTCCTTCATCTTTGTTCCGAGGTAGCCGAGTCGGGTTTGATAGGCTTGCGTCAGGACTACCCGAATCATGGTGTCGAGCCGCTTGACGGTTGGCTCGTTGGCCTCCCGTAGTTCTCGCAGTTTAGTCATCCTCTTTCTAGGTGCAACCTTGCCTGCCTGCGTGACCTGATCGGCGAGCTTGTTGTACTCAACCAGCCACTCAGCCATCGTGCTGATGGGTATGGGTTCCTTCCCCGGCACAAAGAGAGTCCATTCGGAACCAGTTTCCTGCGCCACGATTGGACTAGCGGCTTCCTCCACGTCCACGGTAGCAGTGTCCTGAAATTCGACAACCTCCGCAACCACGACTGCCGCCTCTGTCTCTGGCTCCGGTGTGTCGGCATCTTCAACGCTCTCTGCTTCAAGTACCTCATAGGTTTCCTCTATTGGTTTTGGTGGAGCGATAGCATCCAATGGGTTCCGTGGGATGTCCTTAACTTGTGGCTTTGCATCCTCTGGATAATCCTGTGCTTCCTCTACTGTTATCAAACCTTTAAGTGCATCAGGGAAAGAGTCACGCAGGGCAAAGCCTCTGGCTCTCATCTGCAACATCCGCTTTGGGTACTGCGTCCACGGCCCCTGCTTATTCCAAAGTCCTGCCCGCTTTGCATCCTCAACTGAGAACCGTGCTGTAACCGGCTTGCGCCCCCTTCTGTGGGCAATGCAGACAGCGACAGGGTTGGATGTATCTGTGCCTTCGATAAACTCCTCTACGCCCTCGCAGGCAGGGTTGGCGAGTACCAGTGCCATCAGGGCATCGCCGTAGACTGATGGCTTGCCGTTAATTACTGCGATGTTTTGCAGGGATTGCATTGGGGCAAGACCTAGTTCTGTACCCCATTGAATTGCCACTAGGATATCTAACGGCTTGCCTGCGTAGGCTTTAGGAACTAGGTTGCTGCTTGCCAACTCGGTAGCGAACTGCTTTGCTTCCCCGAATGTAGCTGGCAGGAACCCGTTTCTGACTGTGATATTGCTCACTTTTTCTCCTTCACGGTTAGTGTGGATTGCCGCACAGAATACGCAGCTTTCCCTTTGACAATGCGATCTTGTGTCGCTTGGTAATTACGCATCGGCCAGCTTATTTCGTACCGGCCTACGTCTGCTTTGGTCGCTGTCTGCATGGCAGCTTTAATCTTTTTCTCGCGGTCATCGATGATGGATTCGGACTGCTTGATATCTGCCTTTGCTTCCCAGATATCCCGTACCCATGTTTCAAACTCGCCGCCAAGACTGACTGTCTGCTCATCTGCCTGACCCCATGTCCGATTGGCATCGGCAGAATTGACAGGTGGATAGTATTCAATATGCCTGTCTGCTTTCCAGATGTCAAGTCTACGTTCAAAGTCTAGGGTGGCTGCATCAATTGCCCGTAGTGTTGGCGGGTGTGGTTTGAACAGGAAAATCCTTAGCTCTGTGCCGCGATATAAGACGCATAGAGCGCCCCATTTAGCGCCGGTGATATCCATCTGTGCCTGAAGCTGGATCGGCCCTCTGTAGAGCGCTGGGCTATGCTCTGGTGCGACACTGGTTAGCTTGGCTTCTAGGACTCCCGTTCCTTCTAGGGTAATGACATCCCCGTCCATGACCATGATGCCCTTGTCTGGATCATTGGCAACGGTGATCCCGCTACCATCTGCGGTTGCATCAAGGGAACAGGCCAGCTTTAGCAGTGGATGGAAGTAGGGTTCTGGATGCTGGGTAATTAAGTTTGAAACTCCCAATCGGACTGCCGCCTCTTCTAGGATCATCGACTCAGTGCGATTGCCCCATTCCATTGCCTCATTTGTAACGAATGGAGTTTCCTTATTGCCAATGGCATCGATGCTCGCGGATAGTTCATCATTGGGACTGCGGTACTTGCTGTATCCCATGACAGCAGGTAATCGGGATGCGGACAGCATCGTATCCGGTGTGACTTTTCCGACCATGATAAACCCCTTATTAAAATGTAAATGTTACTCGCTGAATGATTCGCTCAATCAACGAATGATTGACGGTATATCCCTGCTGCTGAGACAGGTTGACGAGTAGCAAGACTTGTAATGCGTCTGGCTCTGACAGGTTTGGTGCTACCTCATAGAGGGTTGCTAATGTAACTGGCATGGTGGTTCCTTTCGGTTCATATGGCGGTAAAAAAACCCGGTACGGATACCGGGCTGGGTAGTACTCTGCTGGGTTTACTCGTCTTCGTCTGGGGCATCGTAGAGGGCATCTGCTACCGTCTCCAATACGTCCCAGTTAATGCCGATGGTGGCATCATGGCGGCGCTTTACTGCGTCCAATACTTCCCGTGCCTGATCGTCTGTCAGATGCCTTGCCACCTCTTGTACGTCTTCAATACTCCAAAAGATGGCGATTGAATCTGGGTCTGCTATCGTCTGGCACTGTCGTTCAATGTCTTTTATTTCCAGATCGTTAAGATTGTCTGGCACGTTGATAGTGATTGTGATCGTTTTCATTTGGCTATTTCCTTTCAGGTTTAAGCCGCGAGTTTGATTGAAATTACTTTGTGCATGGTCTTGCCGTGTGCTGGGTAGGCGATGACCTTGGCAAGCTTGTGAAAGCAGGCACGGCACCCGTTACACTTGCCCTCATGTTCGTAAGCTTGGCAGACTGTCATGCCCTTCTTTGCATCAGCAGCAGACGGGATAATCACAGAACCGTGTAAGCCCTTCGTGTATTGACCGGTCACACTGTCAGATGAGAATCGCACGGATACATTTTTCAATGCCTGCATTTCAGCGAATACCTGTCTAAACTTTGGAAACTTGTACATACGGGTTGGCAACCAATGCTGGCACCAAGGGGTACGCTTCATAACCTCTAGAATCTTTTCGGCAAGGGCAAGAGTGTAGACATCGCCTGAATCAAACCAGCGGAAATAGCGATCTTTTTCCAGTTCTTGGCACATATCATCCGCCCACTCGATACGCTTCCAGTCTTCCTGATTATGCAGACGCGGTGCCTTGACGTTATTGAAGCGGTAATTGCCTGTTGTGGCGTAACAGCCCTTGCAAGCGTCTACTAGTTCACCGGGTGATGCGACAGAACCGGGGCAAGTGTCAATGGCCTGTAAAGACCAAGATCGGATGCCGTCAAGTTTTGAAGTAACAGAGATTTTTAGCATGATGTCATTTCCTTTCTGGGTTGACAGTTAATAATTAAATATTGTCTTCGGTGGTGAGATGAACGGCTGTCAGGCCTACGAAGATGGCGGTATACATCAGCAATTCGGCGGTATCGAAGTCACCAGTGACAGCACCGATAAGGATAACTACTGCCAGTGCGATGAGCGAGAAAGCTTGAATGGTCTTCATTTTCATGGTGTCGTGTCCTTTTAGGTTTAGACTGCCCCGGCAAGCCGGGGCTGATTGATTAATAGGTAGCTGGTGATGAGATGGTCATCCGGGTATCGAACTGGGGTGAGCTTTGAAACGCTACCAGTTCACGAAAGTCATCAAACCAGTAGTGATGATGGCTGACACTGGCAAGCCAGTGAGTTTCGATGAGCTTGCTGTTGAATTTGTTGGTGTATGTCATGTCGTTTCCTTTTAGGGTTGACTGCCCGCCGAAGCGGGCGGGTTGATTAAACAAGCCAGACGTGGATGTCTGTTGCCTTCGGGTTTACTCTGAGAATCATTTGCTCAACGTGCGAGCGGGATGCTGCCCAAAACTCACCAGCTTGAGTTTTATCGTCAGCAAAAAAGCAGAAGTGGAAGCATTGCATGGTGTCGTGTCCTCTCAGGTTTAGACGTTGATTGTGTGTTGCTGAGTGGCATTATATATCTTGACGGCAGGAAAACAAGATAATTATTTCAATCGATTATTGCATTGTGATAGCATCAGCCTATGGAACAGAAAGCTACATTATTAAGGTTGCGGGTAGATGTCCGAGAGATGCTTGACCGGCAGGCGGAACAGCAGAGGCGAAGCCGGGTATCGATAGCAGAGCAGGCCATCAGAGAGTATTGCAGACAGCATGAGAGCACCGAAGACAAGATGCAGAGGTTAATCAATGCAAAGCTTTGAGCTACCAGAGCCACCGAAGATCACGAAGGAAAAGCCGGTTGATAAGCGGATGTATACGGTCGTGCCGATCAGAGCAGTCAATGACAGGCGGATAAGACCGGCGGCCATGCGGGCATTGCTAGCTGTCTGTTCATTCGCTAACCGTGCTGGCCTGTGCTGGCCGGGGCATGAGAACGTGGGCAAGATGCTCGGAGTCACAAGGCAGGCAGCAGGCAGGCAGGTCAAGAAGCTTGTCGAGATGGGTTACTTAAAGAAGGTAAAGAACCACACTTACGGCAAGACAGCCCAAATACTCAGAGTCATATATGACGACAGCATCAGCACAACAGACCACATGGACAAGGTGAAGTTCGAAGACCTGCCACCTACCTTGCAAGCATGGCAACAGATGCAGGCAGATGAATTGTTACATAAACACAAGGAACCATTTAACATTGTTGCGGTAACGGCAACGAGGCAGGTAGAGGATGAACTAGGTGTGGAGGAACTATTGTCGATGTGGAAGTCTGCCTGTAACAAGGCTGGCATCCCCCGTATTGTCACTGCTGAGGATCGCGCTGCCGGTGTGTCGATGTGTGCAGCAGGAGTCAGCAAGGCATTGTTTGAGCGTGTACTGATGCAGGTATTCGCAGACTGGCAGCAGTATCGCAGAGAACCACCACATCGGCTGTCATGGTTTGCGCCGCATCTGCGCCCAGCGGTCGAGGCCACCCCTCGCCCCCCCGCCCCTGCCCCTACCGATGCGGGGACCTAGCTCAATTTTTCGTCCATTTTTTTAGATTTGCAGGACTAACTCAATTTTTCCCCTACTTTTTAGGTTTTTTAGGTTCTTAATAACTTAGATGTCTAGGTTTTGACGTTTAAAGACTTATTTTTATATAACGCTGACGTAGCAGACGGTTGGCAGGCAGTGTATCAACGGTAGGTAGGAGGTTGAGTCAGAGGCCCTCACGGGGTGGGCAAAGAGAATCTAACCCATATATATTTATGGTTGGAAATCCTTTTCAGGATTGCTCATTCTTGTTTATCTAGGCTAACAGAGGGGCCAACCTCTGCAAGAACTATGTGTCCCGATATTCTCTACTTGATCTCATCCGAGAGTATGAATAAGGAGTACCGTTCTATTTGCCACGTTTATTCCCTTGGTCATGAGCTACCGACGGGAGGACTGGGTAATGGTCCCGGAATCAAGTATAGTAGATAGGCAGGATACTGCAAATAACTTTTAGTAATCTCTTTTGAGGGCTATATATGAATTACGTCACACCGTATGAACTGAAGGACGATAAGGGTAATTTGTTTATAAATAAGAAAAAGAAAAAGGAAGACAGTCCAGATTGGTCTGGGAAGATTAAGTTAAATGGTCAGGAGTTTTACCTATCAGCATGGGAGAAGAAGACAAAGGCTGGAGACTTGTTCTTTTCAATAAGCTTGGGGAAGATGGTTCCTGCACAGCCGATGGGTCAGCATTCGATAGATAAAGGCAATGCCTTTGCCCCTGCCGATAAAAAAGATAATATGGATGACGATATACCTTGGTGATATATTAGACCACTGGGGAAAGCGGATGCCGAATGCGCTTGTTGGTAATGACCGAAGGAAAACTGTTCGGGGCTAAGGACGCAGCGAGTACCCAGCATCAAGACGCATGGGAAGGCGAAGGGCGATAGTGGCATATTGCACACAGCCGTTGGGAATGCAGCCTTTCCAGCCGTGTTGGTGAAAACCAGCAATTACCTAATCCTTGGAGGAGCCACATGAAATATCTACTCGCACTCTGGTTGGCAGCTACTGCCACCCTATCTTATGCCGCTTGCACCTACAACACCTATTGCAGCAATGGACAATGCGTCTACTGCACTACCTGCTGCTACGGCGGGAACTGTAATACGACCTGTAACTGATGGCTGTCACTAAACAAATACCGTCACTTAAAGACTGGGGTGGTGTCCAAAACGTCCAGAAACGTCTGGGTGGATCGGCCACCATCGCCAAGAACAGGGAAGCTGTCGCTTACTCCCTGCTGACTATTGCTAATACCAAGCTCACCGACATCATGGAGTGGGACGAACAAGGCAATATTAAGGTCAAGGCCAGTAAAGATATCCCAGAACACGCACTGCAAGCTATTAAGTCCATCAAGGTCAACGAGCGTCACGACAAAGATGGCGGTTCTGTACGGACATTGGACATAGAACTATACGATAAAGTCGGTGTGCTTCGTATACTTGCCAAGGCCAGTGGCCTACTAGATACACCAGAAGAGTCAGACAAGCCGTCAGTCATCGGTATTAATGTCAAGGCTCCAGATATCATTGATGTGGAGGATGCCCGTGAAAAAACTATTATGCCTATTGGCGCTCGTACCGACGATCTGTCTAGCTGATGCCTACTGGGTCTACACAGAAGACAACGGCGCTCAAACTATCCTGACAGGCGATAAACCCCGGTGGTGCGAAGGCATGGCAATGATGTTTTTCGTCTGGTCAAACAAGAAAATAGACTACGGCTGCTGGGGCATCATGGCCGACATCGTGCATATTCAATATAAGGATGGCACAAAGGTCGCACACAAGTACGATAAATTTGAGAGAAAGACCGACTCACCCAATATCGGATTGATGGAACTGCTCAAATGAAAACTAAAGAAGCCAGCAGCAAGGTGATGCCAGCCGCAGGATTGAATCTCGACTTCTCCACCAGCCCAATGGTGTGGAAGTTCTTGCAGTCTAAGTCATTTGTGCGTGGTGTCATGGGGCCAGTAGGATCAGGGAAATCCTACGCCTGCTGCGCTGAGATTATGATGAAGGCGGTTCAGCAGAAACCGTCACCCGTGGATGGTATTAAATATAGCCGCTTTGCGATTGTCCGAAACAGCTATCCTATGTTAAAGACCACTACCATCAAAACATGGATAGACCTGTTCCCAGAATCGACATTCGGTCCACTGCTGTGGACACCACCGATTACCCATCATATCAGGCTACCTGCCAGAGACGGTGCTGCTGGCATCGACTGCGAAGTCATCTTCCTTGCGCTGGATCAGCCAAAGGATGTGAGAAAGCTGCTCTCTCTGGAGTTGACGGGCGCATGGGTCAACGAAGCACGGGAATTACCTAAAGCAGTGATCGATGGCCTGACTCACCGAGTCGGTCGATACCCAACAAAGCGTGATGGCGGTGCTACTTGGCACGGCATCATCATGGATACCAACCCAATGGATGACGATCATTGGTGGTTCAAAATGGCAGAAAAGGAGAAGATGAGTGGGGCGTACAAATGGGAGTTCTTCCGTCAGCCGGGTGGAGTCATCGAGGCAGACTTGGGTGAACTACCAGAGAATCCTGAAGCAAACGATCATATATTTAGTGCAGGCCGATGGTGGAAACCTAACGACAAATCAGAAAATGTCTCTAACCTCCCTGCTGGATACTACCAACAGATGCTCTTGGGGAAAAACCTCGATTGGATCAGATGCTACGCCGAAGGAAAATACACCTACGTCCAAGAAGGCAGACCCGTCTGGCCTGAGTACGACGATAATTTGATGTCAGCTGACTTGGAATATGACCCAAGTCTGCCCATCCAAGTAGGACTCGACTTCGGTTTGACCCCAGCCGCCGTCATTGGACAGAAAACTCAACCCGGCGCATGGCACGTTTTGCACGAAATCGTCACCTTTGACATGGGTCTGGAGCGTTTTGGTCAGCAACTACTGACCGAGTTGAACGCCCGGTTCCCCAAGGCACAGATTATGATCTGGGGCGACCCCGCTGGTATGCAACGTGACGCAATTTACGAGGTAACCGCCTTTGACCACCTGCGAACACTGGGTCTACGCGCACAACCTACCCCAAGTAACGACTTCAAAGTACGCCGGGAGTCTGCCGCCATGCCAATGCAGCGTCTAATCCAAGGAAAACCGGGGCTGCTGGTAGATAAATCCTGCAAGCTTCTGCGTAAATCACTGGCTGGCGGCTACCATTTCAAGCGAGTCTCTGTCGGATCAGGGCAAGAGAGGTTCCGCGACGCACCCAACAAGAACGAACACTCCCACGTTGGCGACGCATTTGGCTACCTGCTGCTGGGAGGCGGCGAACACCGTCGAATGACTAAATCCCCACTGGGTTTAGGCGGTCAATTTATCCAACAAGGCAACGCCTCTACAGACTTCGACGTATTTGCTTAAATAATGATATCTGCGTGATATCATTGTATTGCTGTTTACTGCAAAAGGAATACAATTTCTTCCAAATATTTCGTTGGGAGGGTATATGTCACTTTACATCGCGGGGGCTATGCTACTTGGTTCCGCTTATTCAACAATTGAAGCTAGAAAAAGCGCAAAAGAAGCACGGCGTGTAGCAGAGCGTGAGGCGGCAGCGGCAGAACGCTCGTCACAAGCACAGATCGAACAACAGCAGCAGCAGACAGCTATTGCGACTGAGCGCCTGAAAATGGAAACAGCAAAGTACGCAGAGCAGAAATCCACAATGGAAAAAGAAGCAGCTCGTATTGCCAGCGAACTGGAAGCTGAACGCCGCCAAATGGGCGCAGCAGAATCTTCAAAAATGAAAGCTAGAATCCGTGGCGGTCGCCGTGCGCTGTTATCTGATGAACGGCTGACACCTGAACTTGGAATGCTTGGCGCGGGTACATCTTATGGCTAAGAAAAAACTCACAGCTAGGCAGCGCGATATCGAACGTCTTGCCAAAGATTATCAATCTAATCTATCTGGATTAAATCCAGAATATGAGTCTGCCTTTGCAAAAAAAACTCAAGCCTTGTCTGGTTACGAAGGGCAATCACAAGAGTATCAAAAAAGATTAGAAGACTATCAAAAAGCTTTGCAGGAATATAAAAAGAGTCCAATACAAGAATTAAGTTTTGGTGTGGGTACAACGGCAAGTCCGGATGCAGGAAAAAATGTAAAAATACAACCCAACAAACAATATGATTGGCGATCAGAAACTATGTATCGCATCAAAGATTTGGGTAATGAATACTATACGCCGTATGCTTTAGAACAACTTGGATGGGAAGTTTCTGCAAATGCTGCCGGTACACTTGACTCTGCAATAAAAAGAAATCCCAAACCAACATTTAATGAAGAAGCGCCAGTAGCTCCAGACACAAGTCAATATGACGCAGAACTAGAGCAACTTCAGGTTAAACGAAAATCATTGGGTCAAGCATTTCAGCGAGAAACTGCTGAACGTAAATCAAGTCAACTTCGTGCAGTCAGCCAACGCTCAAGAGAGCGACCTATGCTATCCAAAGGAGTAACCCTGTAATGGATAAGTTCGATAAAAAAGTCCGTAAAGTTATGCGCGAGTACAAGTCTGGCTCACTGCATTCTGGCAAGGGCGGTCCAGTAGTCAAAGACCCAAAGCAAGCACAAGCAATTGCATTGTCTGAAGCGCGTAAAGCGACTAAACAAAAGGCTTAATCATGTCACTCAAGATCACTATTGAAGAACAAGAAGACGAAGAAGAGAAGATGCCATCTGCTAAAGACTTGGCACTAAAGCGCAAAGCAATGCGGATGATGGCAAAGATGCACGGTAAGAAGAAGCCGGGCAAGATGGATATGCCAGAAGATGACGAAGAAGAGGATGATTGATGGCGGTTACTGAAGTCAGTCTTGAATCGCTGACAACCAAATCTAGGTTTGTCACGCAGGTTCAGAAGAACAACGCAGGTAACTACGTTGTTGCAGGTGCTGACGCTCCATCAATTATGGTGGATGTAAACCACCAGCGTAATCACGATGGCAGAGCATGGTTTGCTTACAAGATGTATCCAACTAGCGCAAAACTTGCTGCTGGCGCAAGCATTGACATAGCAATGGCATCCCCAACTGGAGTGATCCCTCACATTACGATTGATGCATTGTGTTTGGGGGACGCAGAATTGTACATTTACGAGGGTTCGACAACCAGTGGTGGGACAGCATTTATTCCAATTAGCAGAAATAGGAATTATGCAGTTAGCAACCCAAGCCAAGTGGCAATGGTTATTGCGCCGACAGTTACAGCATTAGGTACAGAACTTGACGCGCAAATTATTCCCGGCGGCATAGGCAAGAAGGCAGGCGGTGGAAATGCTGGATCATTGGAATACGTCCTAAAACCACTGACAACTTACTTGTTTCGACTTACAAATGTAAATGGCACAGCACACGCTGCCCACCTTGCTCTGGAGTGGTACGAATAATGGATAAACCTAAAAAAGAAGTCTGGGATAAGCCCCGTCCAAAAGATTTGGGTGAGCCAAAGAAGTTGAGCGAAGGACAAAAGCGCAATGCTATGCGTCGCGCACAGCAAGCAGGCCGTCCGTACCCGAACCTGATCGACAACATGGCGGCAGCACGGGGTAAGAAGTGAGCAAGTACAAAGACCCTGAAGGCGGGTTGACTGAGGCTGGCCGACGCAAGTTTGAGGCATCAGGCGAGAGCAAGAATTTGCAGCCGGGAGTCAAAGAATCTAGTCCCAGTGGCGAGAAAGCCAGACGCAAAGGGTCTTTCTTAACGCGCTTTTACACTAACCCTAGTGGTCCATTGGTTGATAAGGATGGCGATCCGACAAGGTTGGCATTAGCCGCAAACGCATGGGGTGAGCCTGTGCCTAGAACTGCGGGTGCTGCAAGAAGGTTAGCTGCCAAGGGCAGGAATATGCTGGATAAATACAAACTGGAGAAAGAAAATGGCTGACTTAAAACTTACTCCGGCAGAACAGAATATTGTTAAATATCATCGCAACTCTATTGCTACTGGCAATGTTGGTCGTGATGAGAAAGGCCGCCCAATTACTGTTTACTCCTCAACGATCTATATACCCGAAGGTAAGTACAAAGGGAAGTTTGCTACTGTGCCGGGCTGGGTAAATAACAAAATTGTTAAGAACGAAGATGAGTTGTATAAAACTTGGAAGGCTGACATAGACAAAGGTAGCTGGCCTATCTATGACAGTGGCCCTGCTGGTGGGAAAAGAGCAGAGCAAATTCATGTGATTATGGACAACGAAGAACAGCAAGCCCGTGCAGCAATGAAGCCACGGCAGGCAGAACGCTCAATGCTTATGAAGGAAAGGCTCAAATAATGGCTGAAATGTCTTACATGAAGGGTACGCGCCGTAAGGTCTACCAAGGCAAGAAAATGCCTACGGATGAGATTTTGCGTCGTGCCGAGAAAGCACAGCGGGACAAGGACTTGTTTGAGTCTTTGTACACCGATGCCTATGAGTTCGCCTTGCCGCAGCGCCAGCTATACGGATATTACGATGGTAATTCCAAGGGCGCTAAGAAGATGTCTCGCGTATTTGACGCAACAGCCATCAACAGCACACAGCGATTTGCTAACCGTTTGCAGTCAGGCATCTTCCCGCCACAGCGCAAGTGGTGCAGGCTGGAACCCGGCTCTGATGTGCCACCAGAACAGAAAGACCAAGCGCAAGCTGTCTTTGATGTTTACATGGAGAAGATGTTTACTGTCATCAAGCAGTCGAACTTTGACATTGCTATCGGTGAGTTCTTGCTGGACATGGCTGTTGGCACGGCTTGCATGATGATTCAGCCGGGCGATGATGTTTCTCCCATCAACTTTATCCCTGTGCCGATGTTCTTGGTCAGTTATGAAGAGGGCGCAAACGGTCAGGTAGACAAGATTTACCGTCGTATGCGGATGAAGGCCGAAGCCATCCAGCAGCAGTGGAAGGATGCAGTCTTCTCTGACTATCTGACACAGATGGTTGATAGCAAGCCCACAGATGAGATTGATCTGATGGAGGCAACGGTCTATGACGCAGAGCGTGGCGACTGGTGCTATCACGTCATTGAGGTCAAGACCAAAGAAGAGATTGTCTATCGTCGGATGCTGTCTTCACCGTGGGTGATTAGCCGTTACTCCAAGGTAGCCGGTGAGGTTTATGGTCGCGGTCCACTGTTGACAGCCATGCCCGACATTAAGACGCTAAATAAAACCATTGAGTTGCTGCTAAAGAACGCATCGTTGGCTGTGGCTGGTGTGTACACAGCGGCTGATGATGGGGTGCTAAATCCTCAGACGGTCAAGATCGTACCGGGTGCAGTTATTCCTGTCGCTCGTAACGGTGGCCCACAAGGTGAGTCGCTTCGTGCCTTGCCTCGTGCTGGTGACTTTAACGTCAGTCAGATCGTCATTAATGATCTTCGTGCCAACATCAAGCGTACTCTGTTAGATGAGTCTCTGCCTCCAGACAATATGTCGGCTCGTTCTGCCACAGAGGTGGTTGAGCGTATGAAGGAGTTGGCGCAAAACCTTGGCTCTGCCTTTGGCCGTCTAATTAACGAGACGATGATACCGATGGTGTCTCGTATCTTGCAGGTCATGGACGAGCGCGGTCTGATTAATATGCCGCTGAAGGTCAATGGTCTGGAGATCAAGGTCAGCCCTGTTGCCCCGCTGGCTATGGCGCAGAACATGGAGGAGATTAACAACATTATCCAGTTCATGCAGATTACAGCACCAATGGGCGCAGAGGGCGCACTGGCAGTTAAAACAGGCGAGTTGATTGACTACATTGGTGACAAGTTGGGTATCCCATCAGCGGTTAGAAATACAGCAGCAGAACGTGGATTCCTGATGGAACAACAGCAGCAAATGATGATGCAGCAGCAGGTTGCCCTTGCTATGGCAGGTCAGCAGCAAGCCATGATGGAAGGACAGCCACAAGGGGCGCCGGGTGGAGTCTAATCTTCAGCATCATTTTGCAGATGGACTTTACGCCAAAGAATACTTTTTGCCAAAAGGGTGGGCGGTTCCGCAACACGTTCACTCTTATTCTCACCTGTCTATCTTGGCAAAAGGCGAAGTAGTTGTAGACATAGACGGTGAGCATACGTTTTACAAGGCTCCTGCCTGCATAGAAATAGAAGCACATAAGTCGCACGTCATCATTACTCAGACAGATACTATTTGGTACTGCATACACGCGACAGAGCAGGCAGAGGAGGAAGATGGAGTGATCGTGCCAAATAAGGAGGCGTATGGCCGGGTGGGATGATTTAGAGGCAATGCAGGAGTCGTTGGCTCCACGAGAATCAAGTGATACGGATAAACTGTGCTTACGAGTCTTTGGCACAGAAGAAGGGCAGAAGTTGCTCAAGTGGTTGAGAGATACAACCGTTGAGCAGCCATGCTGGGGACCGGGGAGCGATCCATCCTACGGTTATTTTTTAGAGGGGCGATGCTCTTTAGTCAAAGAGATTGAAGCCCGAATCAACAGAGCGAGGAACTTTTGAGCGATAACGAAACGGCAGTCGAGCCTAGTGATTCAGCAGCAGCGGAAAGCACTGGCCTACTTGACAACGTAGAGGCCAGTGAAGACAAAGCTCCTGTAGACAAAAATGAGGCAGCGGTAGAACACCGATCCTCAGAATCCATCCCTGATGACGAGGCGGTTGATCGTCCTGATTGGTGGCCTGAAAACTTCTGGAACAAAGAAAAGCAAGAGCCTGACATGGAGGGCATGGCTAAGTCTTGGAAGGACCTTCGCAAGATGGTTTCCAAGGGTACGCATAAAGCTCCACCAGAAGGCAAGTACGATATTTCCGCATTTGGCGATAATGCCGAGCAGCTAGAGTTTGTCCCGATCTTTAAGGACTGGGCTGCTGAGAATGGCGTATCTCAAGCAGCATTTGACGATATTGCTGGGAAGCTAAGAGGAATGGCCGAAAGTGCCATAGGCGTTCCTGATGTCGATATTCAAGCTGAACGTAAGGCGCTTGGCCCCAATGCTGATGCTGTCATCAATGGCATGGTCAACTGGGCGAGAGGTCTAGTCAACAAGGGCGTTTGGTCAGGAGAGGACTTTGAGGAGTTCAAAATCATGGGTGGCACAGCCCGTGGTATCAAAGCTTTGTCTAAAATCCGTGAGGCTTATGAGGGTAGAATCCCTGTTGAGTCCCAGCCAATTGAAGGCCAGATGTCTGACCTAGAATTGCAGGCAATGGTAGGCGATCCGAAGTATGAAACCGATCCGTCTTACCGGCAAAAGGTTGAAAGACTGTTCCAAAAGCGGTACGGTTAAAATGTCTCCACTCCTCCACGGAGTTCGCCCCCGACTGGTTCGGGGGTTTTTTTTGCAAAAAACTATCAAAAAGACTTGCGGAATAGACAAACCTGATTACAATATGTATCCGAGGCATATCAGATGATCGACCCTCAGATGGTTGTACCCAACTGGCTGGCATCCTACTGCAAGCAACCGGCCCGCATTGCGGCTCACCGACAGCGAGAAACCTCTTTATAACTTTGTCAAAAGGTAAACAAAATGGCTATTAATCTGTCCACAGCCTTTGTAACCCTGTTTGATGCGGAAGTTAAGCAAGCCTATCAGGCTTCGGCGGTTCTCCGTCCGGCTGTCCGTATCCGTTCAGGTGTTGAAGGTTCAACTTACAAATTTCCTAAGATCGGCAAGGGCGTTGCTCAAATCCGTATCCCACAGACTGACGTTACCCCGCTGAACGTAACTTACTCGCAGGTAACTGCAACTCTGTCTGACTACATCGCTGCTGAGTATTCGGACATCTTTATGCAGGCCAAGGTCAATTTCGACGAGCGTCGTGAGTTGGTCAAGGTTGTGTCGAGCGCAATCGGGCGCCGTCAGGATCAACTGATTCTGGATGCACTGACCGCTTCTAGCGCGACTTCGGTTGGCAACGATATCGGTGGTACTGACACCAACATGAACGTCGCCAAACTGCGTTCTGCTGCTCAGACTCTGAATGCCAACAACGTCCCAATGGATGGCCGTCACATCATCATCCATGCAAGTTCTTTGGCTTCGCTGCTGTCTGAGACTGCTGTTACCTCGTCTGACTTCAACACTGTCAAGGCGCTGGTTCAGGGCGAAATCAACACATTCTTGGGCTTCACCTTCCACGTTTTGGGTGACCGCACTGAGGGTGGTTTGATTAAAGACGGCTCAAATGACCGTACCTGCTTTGCATTCCACAAAGACGCTATTGGTCTGGCAGAAGGCATTGCTCCAAAAACTGAGATCAACTACATCGCAGAGAAGACTTCCTTCTTGATCGCGTCGATGTTCTCGGCTGGCGCAGTTGCGATTGACGATGAAGGTATCGTCAAGATCGTCTGCCGTGAAACTTAATCAAGGAGACTAATCATGGCTTTTTCTGCTACTGGCTTTAATACGCATGGCGCATCCAAGTCTGGACAAGCTCCAAGCGTACACACCTACTCGACTACTGACGCAATTGCTGACGTAAACACCTCTGGTTACTTTAATACTATCGCTTCAATCCTTAAAGTTGGCGATATCATTTTCTGCTATACCAGCACTGGTGGAACACCGGCTATGACGCTTGTTTGGGTAAATTCCAACACTGGCACTGTTGTTGACGTTGTTGATGGTCTGACCGTCACTGCAACTGACAGCGATTAAACCGGGTTGTTGTAACACCAAGGGCTGGCTTCTGATATAGAGGTCAGCCCTTTATTACATGAGAGGTTTATATGGCAGCAGGCGATACATCAGTTGCTATTTGTTCTGACGCATTGATCCTATTGGGCGCAAAGCCTATTTCGTCATTTAACGACGGAACAGACGAGGCAAACTCTTGTGACCGACTGTATTCCGATGTTCGGGACATGACGCTCTCAATGTATCCTTGGTCATTTGCATACAAGAAAACTCGTTTAGCAAGACTTGCAAGCACTCCAGCAAGTGAATGGCGTTATGAGTACCAGTTGCCGGGTGACCGTCTTGGCAATCCTCGTGCTGTGTTTGAGACAGCAAATGCTTATGCCCGTCCTGTAAAGCTATGGGAAATCGAAGGCGACAAATTGCTGACAAACTACGAGGATATCTATATTGATTATCCTTATCAAACTCCAGAATATGCAATGCCACAATACTTTGTCCAGTTGATTAAGTATATGATGGCTTGGCACTTGGCATATCCGATTACTGAGCAAGAAGCAAAGACAGGTTATTGGCAAGGTGTTGCTATTGGCTCTCCGTCTGAAAATGGCCGTGGTGGCTACTTTAGGCAGGCTATGAATATTGATGCACAAGGTCAGCCACCTCAAGTCATTGAGGATTATGAACTCGTCGCAGTGAGATACTGATGGCACGATTTATTGATTTTCAGACGAACTTTAGTACCGGGGAACTTGACCCGTTGCTACGCGCTCGTGTGGACATCCCGCAGTACGAAAATGCGCTGGCAAAGGCGACCAACGTCATCATCCAACCACAGGGTGGCGTTCGTCGCAGACCCGGCACAAAGCATATTTTTGAGCTTCCGAATACTGAAAGTGAATCTGCCGCTAATGGCGTTCGTCTAATCTCTTTTGAGTTTTCGGTCGATGACAGTTATATGCTGTGCTTTGTAACTGGCAGAATGTATGTTGTTAAAAACGGTGCGCTAGTTACCAATATCAATGGCTCTGGTAATGACTACTTAACCGTCTCATCAATTACTGGTGCGATGCTGTCATCCATTTGCTGGACGCAATCGGCTGATACGCTAATTGTTGTTCACCCAGATTTGTCGCCGATTAAGATTGTGCGTGGCGCTACTGATGCAACTTGGACTGCGACAACGATTACTCTTGATTCAATCCCAAAGTATGCGTTTACTTTAACTACTCCAACATTGGTTAGTGCCGCAGCAACATTAACGCCATCTGCTGTTTCTGGCAACATTACACTAACTGCTAGTGCTGCATCGTTCAACCCCGGAAGAAGTGGTACGGCACAAGGCGGTGGAGCAACAAGTATTATTCTTGACGCTTCTGCCTCATCTACCGACGATATTTATAACGGTGCAACAATTACAATTACTGGTGGAACAGGCGCTGGTCAGGTCAGAACCATATCTGATTATGTTGGGGCAACTGATTCAGCACTTGTTTCTGACC